TGTCTTGTTTGCGATTGCAAGTCCAAGAACAACAGTCTGTGTAGAAGCAGGACAAGTATACAAGTCTCCACCAGAACTAAAACCGTTTGTCGGTACGTTTGCCAATGCTGCGTTTTTAAAAGTGTTCGCCATTTTATTTTCCTATATTATCCTAACGCAATTGCCAGAGCTGTTGCATCGTCCTCTGGGTCAAAGTTTAGTTTTGCTTTGGTAACATTTGCATCTGCTATTTTCGCAGTTGTAATCGCTCCGTCTGCAACAGTATTTAGTGTGTTCGCACCATTTAGTTGGATTACTTGAATGTTATTTGTTCCAGTTGGTGGTGCAGAAGTAAAGTTAATTGTTGAACCAGTGACAGTATATGCATATGAAGAACCATATCTCTGATAAACATTGTCAACAAAAACTGCAAAGTTTGCTGCCGAGTTTGCGGCTGGAGTTCTTGTTAATGTAAATGCAGTTGCATTATTATTACCGTCAAACTCATCAATATGTGTATTTGAGTTTGCAGAAGTTGCTGTTAGAAGTTCATTACCAAGATAGACGATAGATATTCTACCAAGATTATCTGGGGCTTCTGAAAAATTAATTACTGGTTGTCCACCACTTAATGCAGTAGAATATGAATGTTCTGGTTCTTGGACGATACCATCTAGTACCACCAACAAAGATGTTGGCACAGCCATATGGTCAAGATTGAACTGTGTGGTTGTACCATCACCTGTCAATACTTGTCTATCGAATACTCCGTATGTAGGACTTGCTCCAATATATGCCATTATTTTCTACCTTTGTTTTCCATTACTATTTATCATATCGCCGCAGCAATCCAATAGATACAATCTGATTGTGCAGAGTTTCCTACATCTGACCAACCTTGATGTTTGAATGCAAGAACATCTGTTGAATTAACTGTATAGTTTCCAGCAGCTTTCGACATCGCTGTATGGTTATTAGTACTTGCTAGATTGTTTGCAGCAGTCGCTTGTGAATTGCCTAAACCATATGCCGCTTGAATGGATTGAGCAGTTCCAGAACCAGATGCAATATTTGATGGGAAAAGATAACCATGAGATAAATAACCACCAGCATTATTCACAGTGGCATTTGTAGGTTGCCCCCAACTTGCAGCATAAGTTGTGCCACCAGATGAAGCGACATTACCAGTGAGATTATTATCAAATTCAGGGCCACCAAAACCAATTGGGTTAGTTCCATCACCCCCACTATTTCTCTTAAAATCAATTCTTATAAAGATTTGTCCTACTTGACTAATTGCTAATCCTGTCTGTCTTACACCAGCAGCACCACTTGGTGAACTACTTGTTGTGTATCTGTAGTTATATGTTCCAACGTCAGTTGCTGTTGATGATTGTGTGGATAGGGTTGCACTGGATGGAGTAAAGTTACCATACTGTGCAAAGTTAGATAGGTTGGAAGGAATGAACTTTTGAAGATGATATCCAGTACCGGCCCCTTTGAAATCATAATTCATTATACAATATACTTGTGCGGCTGAGTTATTAGTAAAGATATTGTTTATATAATAGTTACCACTTGTTGTATAACCAGCATCGTACAGTTGTTTTGCACTAGTAGCAGCATTCGTTGCAGTACCAAGTGGTTCACTAATAATAATATTAAATGTTCTAGGAACTGATGTATTTCCATCACTTGCTTCCACTGAGAAAGTACTTGTAACATCTGCACCACCAGCACTAATATCTGGACTTGGGTCACCACTAATTACACCAGTAGTTGAGTTTAGTGAAAGTCCACCATATAAAGAACTACCACTTGCAAGGGCAAAGGATACCGTGTCTCCTTCAGCATCTGTTGCAGCGAGAGTAACGCTTCCAGTTTGATCACTATAGAAAGTTGCAATGTTTCCAGCACTTGTTGTCCAACTTGGCGAAGTACTTACTGCAAAACCACTAGCCAATGAACCAGATAATCCACCAGAATTAGTTACTTTGAAATCATAAGAAGCCACTGCAAGTCCAGTTGTATTAAAGACAGCAGTAATTTGAGTAGCAGAGTCTACAGTTGTTGTTGTTGCATTAGTCACAGTTCCGTTTGATGCAACAATTGCTGCTGTTGCGCCTGACTGAAAATTTACCCCAGTTACGACAATACTAGCACTTGTATCATTTGGTGCTGCTCCACTTGGTGAAAGTGAGGTAACACTTGGCGGTGTGTCAATTTGTTGCCATTGATTATTACCGTTATAATATTCTGCTCTTCCTGTTGTGGTATTATATCTTAAATTACCACTTCCGGCAGGACTAGGACGCTGGGCAGTTGTACCGCCCGGCAAATCAATAAAGTCCGTTTCTTTATTTTCCAGAGAGAGTTCTGCTAATACTTTTGAATTACTTGCCATTAGACTTGATACCTCACCATTATTTCTGAATTATTAACTGGTGCAAAAGTTGTTGTTAATACTTGCCCACTAATTGAATAATCCGTTGTAGGTTTTAAACAAATACCATTATAAAAAACAAATGCGTTATTAGTTGGAACACCAGTATGTGTTAAAGTAAATGTAGTGTCCGAACCATCACCTGTGAATGAATCATAGATGTAGTCTGGGCCCCTACGAAGAACCCCACGAACACCCATATGTTTTACTTCAATCTCTGATGTGTTTGCTGGGTTTGATGTAAATGTTAGTGTACTACCAGATATCGTATAGTTAGTTGTAATTTTTTGAAGAATACCATCTACAAAAACCAAAACTGAATTTGAATTTGGTGGGGTTTCAGTTAAAGTAAATGCGGCAGTATTACCATCAGCAACAAATGTATCTGTAGTAAAACCTTTCATAGTATCAGTCAATTGGTCTGGGCCAACTGAACCTGTAGGTGGTTTCATTGATGTAGAACCAATACCTCTATGAATTACATAGATGGATGCTGTAGAAGCAACTGCACTTGTGAACTGAATAATTCTTGGTTGGGAAGAAGCGTTCTCGTGAATTAAATAAGCAACGTCTGGTTCTTGAACTACGTTATCTAGAACCACATGAAGGTTTTCAGTATTTGCACCGTCTACATCAGTGTCAAGTTCTTTTGCATGAGTATATGCAGTACCACTTACAGTAATAGTGGCTAAGTCAGAACCAAGAAAATCTTCTTTCTGAAATGCAGCCGATATTCTGTTTGGAGCTGATACACCGATATATCCGTCAGACATCACTTACCCCTTATGTTACATCTTCTAGAATTGACGCAACAACATCTACTGTTGCCGCAGAAGCATAAACTTGAATTTTGTCATCGCCGTTTAAAACAATCTTCTGACCTGATACGGCCTTCAACGCAGAACCAACTGGAACTGGAGCATTCTTTACGAGATGAAATGCTGTGGAAGCAGAATTATCTCTGACAAGAACGGTAACAGTTACAGCAGATGTTCCTGTGTTCGCAATATCAAGTTCGATAAGAATTGAGTTGACGGCAGAACCATTATTAGCAGTATACACATCTGTAGGTGAAGCACTATTAGTACTTACACTTGTTGCAAATGCATTCTTAAAATTATTAGCCATTCTAATTCTTCCCTTTTACAGTATTATTTATATTACTTATCCAAGTGCAACTGCCAATGCAATACCAAAACCTTCAGTGGCTATCTTACCACCAATTAGAGGAAATGTCAATGAGCCAGACATTGTTCCACTTGAATCTGTAAAGTCTCCAACAATACCTATACCTGTATTTGTTGAAGAAAACTTTGTTACTCCATTGAATTGAACATCAACTCCCAATGTCGCATCAACTTCAGTTCTATTGTTACTATCAATTTGTAGATTGCCAGTACCATTATGAACTACTATTGAATTATTACTATCATGGAACAGTTGTAAATCATCGTCTGTACCCATCTTAATTCGTTCACTTGCCGCACCTGTAGAATCATCGAAGTCAATTACTGTAGGAAATAGAACAGAACTAAGTCCTGATTCCAACTGGGCAATTGCATCTACAATATCTGTTACTGTCGTACCATTAATAGAAGTTGGTAGATTACCGATATCACCGACATCAGTAGCAAGTTCATTAAACTCAACTCTCCACTCTTCAAATGTAAATGTAGCTGGTGCGTTACGATCTGCCATTATTTTCTATCCATTAGTTGCATCAATAGAGATTTGATTTCGTGCATCTCACACTTTAAAGTATTTATCTCTCTAACTGCATCTCTCAATTGATCCTTTTGTTTCTTTTTATTTTCCATCATCTTCATGTAACTAGTGTAAGTTGATGTATCAGTATTAATAATTGCATGAGATTTTTCTTCTCTTACATATTCACTGTGTCCTTCTACTTTAATATACGTCATAGTGCGAGCGCCAGTACTCTGAGGTTTTTAATTTTTGGAACTTCTACAGTAGAAGTAGATTTAAATTCAAACTTAACAGCCGCAGTAGAAAATGCATTTAGTCCAGAAATTGTGTGTTCTCTTTCTCTAAACAATTCTCTATTTTCATCAGGATTATCAGTTACATCTGTAGTAGATAATCTGTATGGAATATCATCAAAGTTTCTAGGATCACCTTCCTCAGCAATCTTATAATATATTTCTAAGACTGACGGTTCTGGACGGTTTGCCTCGTACAAAATTTTCAGTGCAGTTGCTGGGTTTGCAAGAGTAAATCTCTTTGTAAGATAGTTTGCCTCGTTTGAAGTTCCCTCTGGTGCAATACCACCAAGGAAGTTTTCGTGTTGAGTAATTATAACAGACTGGCCTGCACTTTCAGTCGCAGTTGTTGGTGTGACAGTGAAACTTGCACCATCTGTTGCAACACTAGTAACAGTAAATGTTGAGTTGTTATTAGAACTACCAGAGATAGTTATCTCTTTACCAATATCTAGAGTTTGAATGTCATCCCTTATAGTTCCACTTGCAGTTGCAGATATTGTATTACCACTAAATGATATACCTGTTGATGCCGGCAGAGCTCTATCGTCAATCTCTGTTACGTTCTTTGTAGTTCTTGTATAATTTGAAATTCTATTAGAAGTCATACACAATGAAACTCTTTCTGTATCAATAATTGGTGATAAGAAAGAATTGGATGTTGTCATAATTGCTTCTAGTTTTGCAGACGTACCACTGATAATATTATTTGGTCTGCCACCTGTTAATTTAACTACTGCATTTTCTTCAGATGCAATAATATTTCTTAGTGGTGGATAATAATTATCATTTTCTTGAACAGTTCTAACTGCTTGTTTTGAATATCCAGTAGACATTCCAGTGTACCGATAAACAAGAGATGTTTGTGGGAAGTTAAGTTGAGATATGGCAGGTTGAATAATATCACCAGCCAAGTTTGTAGTTGCCTTAACACCACTTCCACCAAAGAAGTCATTACCAAGAACTGAGTTTGAACCTGTTATATCTGCATTGTCAAGTGTGATAACATAACTATCAATTGTTACTTCAGAAACACTGTGTTGTTTATTCAATGCGTCAGAAAGAATTCCTTGAGTTGTTGAGTTTGCACCATAGAACCCATCGGCGATACCACTAAAAGTAACCTTGTCTGCACTTGTAAATCCATGATTCATGTGATGTACACGAACTTTATTTGTACCAGTTGCACACTGGAATGGATTTGCTTTTAGTTCTCTCTTTGGAACAACGCTGTTTACGAATACTGGATTACCAGTTGCAGTAGTTTGGAAATCTGCACGATTAAGATTAAACTTAACATCTCTGTATTGGTGTGGAGTCCACGCCTGTCCATTCTGTGATAAGAACAGTGTTCCTTGTAATG